GGTCAATGTTGTTTCGGAGGACCCAGTTTTCAAGGGCTTGGGTACTGATATCTCCGGTCTTGTTGTGGAGCCAGTCGCGAGTTATGTGGGCGTCCATCCCTAACTCGACGCCGAATTTGGCGCATTGTGTGAGGCGTATCTGCCTGAGGAGTGGGTGTGGCATTTCAACCTGGGAGGCGGTGGTGATGGAGCTGAGCCAGGCTTCTGGGGTAAGCCCAGGATCGTGGGCAACCTGCATCTTGGTGGTCAGGCTCTTATAAAGCTCCCGTGACATGTTCTGCGCCTCGCCGTCGCTTCCTGTCCAAATCTGTTTGGAGCAGAATTCGAAGTCCTGCACGTCTCCTACGCTGACATCTTCGAACACGTTGCCTACGCCTCTCAAAGTGGTGTCACTTGCTTTTCTGTTTGAGTTGGCGAGGATGTGCTCGACGTATCCTTTGACGTGGTCTGCCGTCATAATAATCTGGTTGTCGTCGCCAGAAGAAAGGATCTCGTATTCGCAGGGTTGGAGTTGAAGGACGTCTTCACAGATGAAGCTGTTGACGATATTGTTTCGGGGCGTGTTGCCGTTGGTAGTGACCTCGCATCTGCCGCTCATGACTCCATCGACAATCCACATCCCGACGTAGTCTTGACTTGACCTTCCCGTGACCTGAGTGATCTTTCTTTTCATTTGGGTCGTCTCTCTGCTGTTTGGGAGGTACTGGTCGATGCCTGGAATCTTGAAGGCTGCGAAGGTCTCTCTGGTGAGCCAGCTAGCGTAGATTTCAGAGACCACGGCTTCTGGATCGGCGCCAGGGAACTCGGAGCGGACCGCGTCTGCAACAATGAGAGAGACAATCGGCCGGAGGGTGTTGAGGAGCGGGTAATCAATTATCTCGAAGAGCTCCCTCCACTGGGTTGAGTCCCAGGCAGATCCGTCGGTGGCGATATACCTCGGATTCTTGACTGCTCTGTGCTTGGTCTTGACTGAATCGAGCAGTGAATCGAGAGAGTCGCCCATCCTGTAGCCGTCGCTACAGCTCCTCAAGACGGCGCTCACGACGACGTTGGCGTAGACGGTCCATCCGCAAAAGGCCTGGTTTCCGGGGCAGATCAGTCTGGGTCTCTGCTTGACACCCTTAAGTCGTCCTTGTTGACTAAGGGCAGGGCTCTCAGTGGTCCAGACCTCGCCGCTTTTCACAATTAATTCGACGCCTGACTTTCTCATCAAAGTGGGGTCATAGGCTTGGATGGTCATGTTGGTGAGGTATTTGTCCTTCTTCGCTTGCGGATATTTGGATGCCCATTTCTGGACAGAGAGGCTGAGTTTCTGACCAGTGAGATGCTGCTGAACCAGTTCTTCCACGTGCTTGGCTATGCGCGGCAAGTACTTGTTGTCGACGTATCTTTTGAGTCGCTTCAGGTATAATGCATCAGGACCTCCTCGGGCTGAGAGCTGTCTTTGGAATATGGCCGAGAGGAGATTAATGGGGTCCTTGTGGTCAAACTCAAATTCAATCAGTTCACTGCCGGACTTCTTCACGCTGTGGCCTACGACATGAAATTTTGCGGTTCTGACCTGCGAGTTCGGCGCCTCTTTGAACCACGTCTGGAGCGTCTTTACGGTGGTCTCATTCATGCGAGTCTGTTTTCCGTCGCCGATTAGCGACCGACTCATCATGATCATAGTGGGGTCCATGTCCTTGACGTAATAGTAGTCCTTCTCGGTGGAGGTTTGCCTCAGGCTCTGGCTAACTGCCATTTTGGGTGCTCTAGCAGTTGAACGTTTTGAGAAAAGTCTGGGTCGAGTCAAGTTGATGAAGCGGGAGACCTCCTCCCACACCTGCCAGAACGGTGTAAAATATGTTCTGGCAGCTCCTTTTGACTCAAGGACTTCAACAAATTTCTCCTTGTTGTTCT